AATAAGCACATTTGTGACGCAGGAATAATTCTATACTCGTCTTGCCTGTCATTATCTTCCAATACGCTGTACGCTACAGCTTTTCCCCTTGCGTCATATTCTACACCTTGGTCAAATCGAGATGTATCTCTAGGCTGATCTTGTATTAAGTCTGCCTCGATGATCTGCAATTTAACGCCATCGTTGTCTTCTACATGTATAATGCCTACATCGCCATCTCTGTCTAAACAAATAGAAGCAAGCCTTTGTAAATCGTAAAAATGCATTCTGCCTTTAAGGTCTGCATTAACTGACCAATCGTTAAAATATTCTTCTGCACTAAAATTCCATTCAGGGTTATCAGTAATTGCTTGTGGTATAAGCGGGAACGAATAACGAGCCAAATCATCTATTGCCCCCTTTACTATTCCGTCATTGGAATACAAATATCTGCCCATCTCTATGAGTTCTACTCGTTCCCATTTTGGTATTGGATCTTTTTGCCGAAAATAAAACGGGATACTTTGGCGATTGGGATCACTCCTTCCAAGCCCGTCAATAAATGTGCCTCCTTTTGCCCTTATGTCGTTACGCTTGGCTAAACTTTGCCTTCTTGTAGGCATTTTTTTCTTAAATATATTTATCATATTAACGCCTTCTGTGATCCATCAAAAATCTTCTTCGTGGCTTACCATATTTTGTAGGGTCTAATTGCATAAGTGCCGTCATGACACTAGCCAATTCTTGCTTCAGCTCGCCAAACTCAGGTAATTTTTTTGTAACTTGCTTTCCTCCTATCGTAACTGAAATTATTTGTTTACCCGATGCTAATTCCTTTAATGCCTTCTGTAAGTCGCTCCTGAGTGCCAGAAGATCAATTTCAGTCTGCCCTGCATATAAACCCCTTGTTAAGATTGGATCGCCTGCGTCCTGACCTCCTGCAAGATTTGCAGTAATCTCCGAAGTTAATGAGTAATTTTGGTCTGCAACTACAACACCAATCAATGCCTGAACAGCAATATCTGCATGATTATAAGCATCCTTGATGTCATGCCCTGTGTAATCAGTAATTGTAACTGCGGGATCGTAGGTTGCGTCTTGACCTCCCGCTAATAAAACCTGCCCTGCTCCTGTAAGATTATTTAAAACATTTGGCGCGGATACATCCAATCTAGTTTCTACATCAATACTCGCATTTGCATATATATCTAAAACATCTTGTTGTGTTAATGTTGTAGCTCCCGCATTTAATTTAATCCTAAATCGGATCCTTGTTACTCCGTTATCATCAAAGTCGTTTTCGTAAACAATCTCGTTATTAGCTTGATTTTCTTCAATTGTAACAATGGGTTCAATTACACTTTCTCCCGTTGTTTTGTAAATAAAATCTATACCTCCCAATGACCCAAAATGCCCCGTTGCAGGTGTGTCAATTGTTTCCTCTTTCGCTAAATAATTTATTGTTACGACCTTGTCCGCAAGAGTCATTGACATGCCAGTCATGGCATCGCTACTCAAAAATGTTATTGATATGTCATTGCCTATTGCCCCAATTTCCTTAGCTGTATAAGTAATTTGATCGTGGATCAATTTGGCATATAACGCCTCTTGTGATGTTGTAATCATCCTACCAAAGTGTCTTTGTCAAGAGGTTGCTTATCATATCCGAGTTGTTTAGTGGCGATGGATGCAACAAGCAACATTAATTCACAATCCCTTAAATGGTTATCTCTACGAATCTGTCTCCATGCATAACTTATTCTACCGTTAGCCTCTTTCTTCTCCTCTCTAATTTCGCTCGTCAATTGCTGAATATAATCTTGTGGTGTGTTCTTTGGTATAGTCCATTTGCCAATAATTCCCCCCATCAATTCTGCTAGTATGTTTTTTGTAGCATCGTTTGACCATACATAGCGTTTTATCTTCTTTTTTAATCCTTGTGCCTTTGTGCCCATCTCAGTATCTGCCCATGTTGCAGTCCATATTTGCTTTACGGGCTTGCCCGTTTGCGGGTCCCTTACGCTGTATTGCTTTGCTCCATCCCCACGAAAAGGTTTCCATTTATGTCTTTGGCAAAACCTAATTACAGAAGCTGTATTCCATCCGCAATCAATAATGCACCTTAAAGGACTAACGCTGTTTTCCTTGGCTATTTCTAATAACTCAATTTCTGAGAACGCTTTTCCGTACGCTACAAGCCTTGAATGAGCACCCTCCTTGGCGTATGCGCGAATACAATACCAATAGTGCAAGCCTCCTCCTCCTTGCACATCAACTGCCATAAACCTTGTGTATTCTTCTTCCCATTTATCCCCAAGCACATAAGATTCTCTTCTGTGATCTATTGTGTCGTCATCTATTGCCGTCATACTTTCTTTCCACGGCTCTCCTGCCGATTCATTAATAAAGTCTTTCAATGGTTGTGGATCGCCATTTTTCATTGCCGTTGTCGCACTAAGAAATTCTTCAACTAAATCTCTCCATTTGACCCAAGGTGGTAGCAATGCGTTCCAATAATAACTTGATCTTGATTCAGGTGCTGTAGGGTTTAACGCTACAAACATTCCATTATTAGCAATGTCGCTTCTGACTTTAGGCTCATCTGCCAACTCGTCCTTACAAATAGGACACACTAACCTAATGGTCTTAGATAACTCATCAAAATCATATTTACCATCTTTTTTGCAATTATCTGCCCATTGAATATTACCCCACTGTAGTGGATTGTACTCTTGGCATGACGGGCATTGGTAATGATATGTCTGTTGATTTCCATCTAGGAAGCTCCTGTGAATGCCATCAAATTCCATGTCAGGAGTGCTGACTATTGTTTGCTTTGAGTTCCAATAAGCCCGTGTACGCTTTTGCACCATCTCCAATGCTCCATCAGGGTAATTTCTTACCTCATCCAGAAACAGCCACCTAACAGGTTTTGATTGCAAAGAAGATTTGCTGACTGCTCCCGTAACATATAACGATGCATTGTTAAAATTCGCCTCGCTAGTAGTCAATGCATACTGCGTAGTAAGCAATTGTCTAGCTAATGGGGCACACGAAAGAATAGTTGGCGTCATCCTTGTCTTCATGAAATAACCCGCCTCTCCGCTATTAGAAGTTACCCACATAGCAGGTGCAGGCTCTTGGCTTAATGCCCATGTCAATAAACAAATCAATGTTTGTGTTTTGGAGCTTTGAGCAGAACACATTATTGTAAGCTGACTGCATCTTGGATTTGCAAACTCCTCCATTATAGGGCGAACCCAAGGGCTTACATCAGATTTCCATAAACCCTGAAAAGGACTAGTCGGATCTACTTTTACATTCTTCTCGCACCATTCCCAAGGAGTCGATCTGTCGGGTGGTTGCATTGCTAGTTGGAATGCTTTTTTTAACTCTTCCATTGTATTTGAATATGTTCTTATTGTGATCCATTAAATAAAAAGCTCCGAGTACGCGAGTGCTTACGGGAACTTGATCGACAGCTATGCCTCTAGCTCGCCAAAACCTTGTGCGCTTCTGCGACTTCTCTGCGAGTAGCAAATCCATTATTCATCTAGTTTGTACCAAACCTGACGAACGATTATTCCGCAAGCGTTTTTTTGCGTACCCATAAATACCCGAACCTTACCTTCTTCCATCAACCCTCTGACAATCTGCCTTGTCTTAACTACTCCATAAGCTGATTCTTTAATGAGGGTCTGCATGGTTCTCCACCCTTTACCAATAGGCATGATGCATCCATCCTTTTTTTTCAACTCAGTCCCTAATTCCTTTGTCCAATCACTCATTGAATTTAGTAGCGTATACCCAACGCTTCCCCATTTTTCTGGCTTGAAAAACTTGATAATCGTCTTTTGTAGCAAAACCATAAGCCCAACCATGTGCGTGCATTAACCGGCTCGTGAAGTGTCGATTGTATTCCATGTTTAATTGACACAAGCAACCCACGCCAAAACCAACCGCACCGCCTAATCTTGCTATGCTTGCTTGTTGTATTGAATGGGTGTGCCCGTGTATAGTTGCCCCGCCTTCGCAAGAATAAATTTCTGCATGTCTTTTAGTCGCCGTTATTCCCGCGTGAAAACCATGAATAAATGTAAGTTTACCTAATTTGTAAATACCTTCATTAACATTATATGGCAACATCTTGCATTTGATGAATTTGCATTTTGTAGTAATACTGCGAACACCATCTTGTGCGTGATCCCTGACTAATCCGTCATCTGCATATTTTGCAGTATCCCATAATCTTTCATCGTGATTGCCACGCAAAAATACATTGGGTTTCCATTTATCAAGAAACTCTAAACCTAACTCTACGTCCAAAGCCATGCTGTCCGCACGCTCTGTTGCTGTTGCTCCTCTTCTGATTGCTCGGAAATCAAAAAGATCCCCGCCAAATATTTTGATATCAGGTTTAAACTTTTCGGTAAATGCATATAGCTCATTAACGACATTACCCTGTTGCATGTCCCCATGCAAATCACTCGCGTAAATCCATTTTATCAACCGCGATTTGCTCAAGTGCATGATCTATTTCCTTTCTTAATTTTTCTTGTGCATTAACTGCGGACATTCCTATAATTAACGGAGCTACAGTGTCGGGGATTGCCAACAAGATTCCTCTCGCGATTGAACACATTTTGCTAATTTCTGCTTTTGCTTCTTCGACGGTAATAAAATTTCCTTTGGACACTTCAATCTCATGCTCCAATTTTTCGACTTGCAACCACACACGCCTTGCTTCTCCTTCAGCCTTGGACATATCTTCAGCAGAAACATCTGTAGAGCTACGTGTATTTTCACGCCAATTCCTGACAGCAATAACATCCCATCTACCATCAGCCATAGCAGTAGGAAAATTATTTTCTTTGCGCCATCTTTGAATTGTTTTCCGATCCACGCCCAGAAATTCTGCAAGCTCAGTTTGATTTTTTGCATAACGATTTGTCTCTGTTTGGTTTCCATAAATGATTAATCTCTGTGATTCCGTTAGGGTGTGACCCTGCTCTAATCTTTTTATTATGTTTGCTTTTTCTTTTTTTCTAATCGCATCCAATTGCGATTCTGTAAAATTTTCTTCATTCATATAAGCGTCTTTGTCTCGTTATGCCTCGCCCTACGCGCGCACGCATTGATAAAATTTTTATGGGACATTGATTTTTTATTTATAACGCTAAAGACTATCGGCTGCGCTCCGCTTCTCCCTGCATCTTCTTATGAATAAAAGATTCCTTAAATTTATTTCTAGCTAAATGGTTTATCTGTGTTGATAACATATAAATAATGTAATCTCTTGAGTAACCCATATCTAAATCATGTTGATTCATTGGTAAGCCTCTAGCTAATCCAGCAATCCTTTGACCCTTCAATGCTATAGCCTCCCCAATATCAATTGATGGCATAGCTCTTTCGTCTTTTTGGCTTCTTGGTCTTTCTTTTGTTGTTTTTAAATCTTGCCCTTCTATTGAATCATAAGCGTGTGCCATCTTCGTTAGCACATATTCCCTGTCTTCAATTGCCTGCTCCCTCATCTTGCTGTCCATTTGCTCAATCATCTTTTAATCCTTTTAGTTTTTCGTGATATCTCTTTGTTATTTCTGAATATTTCTGTTTTGCCTCATCCGTTTTTGTACCATTATGAAATCTGCCAAACGCATTTGTAAACATTGCCACATTCTTGCTTATTGATGCAAAGGACAGCCCCACCCCCCTCTTTTTACTTAATGATCTTAAGCTATTATTTCCAAGAATGTCAGGACGCATACACCAAACTAAAGCGATTGTTTTTCTAAATACTTTTTCTTTGTAATTGGGTGAATCAATAGAACCCTCACATATCCAAGTAAGAATCTCACCCAACATATCAGCTAATAAAACAAAGCTTTTTTCCCTCTCATCTTGCCATGTTTCAGATGCTTCATCAAAGAAGAAATCTTCGTCATATTTGTTGTTACCCCAATCACCTAAATGATGGGCACGACTAAAAAGCCTTTTCTTTTTTCCATTCACTCAGGCTTTCTGTTGTGTTGCTTTGCAAGTTTTATTTGATTTCGCTTTACCCATGCCTTCCCGTATTCAGCATTCGCAAAAAGCTTAGAGAATCCCGTAATGTGCTTTAATCTTACTAATTCTTCTGCATCCATACCAAGATGGTTACAGATCGCTTCATCTGCCCACCCGTTATCTAGCATCTTAAACACCATGTTGCTCATCCCTGAGACGCTGTGTGAACCCCTAGCTCTATTGTGCCTAACAGTAGATGCCATTCTTTCATTAATGTTTTTATTCAGGACAACTATTGGTAACCTCCCTTTATTTTTTGCCAAAATATCAGGATTACTTTTAGCAGTAAAATATCTGTGAAATCCGTCAATTATTACATATTTATTAATTTCCTTATCCTTAATTGTAACTATAGGCTGAGTATAGCCATCTTCTTTTACTGAGGTATAAAGCAATTGCATTTCTTTCGATGCAACGCTGTTTGGGTTGTAATCATTTGCTTGAACTTCTTCAATATTTACCCATTTCACTCGATCAATCGGTTGATCTATTGGGTGTGCCCTATGTAGAATCTCTCGTATTAATTCCAAGTTCTCTATTTGTGTTTGTTCCTCCTGTTCCTCTAATTGTTTTACTAGGACAGATAGTGTCTTTGTGATTTCAAGTTTCGGGTTTAGATTTTCAAGTTTTTTAGTCATTATATAGCCAACTGAGTATTAAGATTCCCGCGATAAGAAATGTTCCAATTAAAATTATGTCATGCATTTCTAATTAACTGCAAATGGTTTTGCTTATGAAGCGAATGTGATAATTCCGTAATATTTGAGTCGTTGGGCATATAATAGCCGTTGTCGAAGGCATATTTTGTGCCTGACCCTCTTTTTAGATTTATTAGGTTCTGGTCATTTAATGTCATCTGTCTTTCATTAAATAATCGCTTAATACCTCCACCTATAATTATGTTATGCTCAGTAAGGCTTCCAAGATAACGATAATTTAAAAACCCTGCGGTATATACATCGACAGAAAACTGCACATCATCGAACAGCCAATTTATCCTTGGCTTTTTAATTAATACATCCCTTACGCTTCTATTGAAAATTATACCTCCACCTGTAAATACAATTTTTTGCTTTTTATATTCTTCCCTGATTTTTTTACAAGCCATCATCTTAGGAGTATTAAACCTGACCCAATTGCAACTTACTAATCCAACAAATTTCTGCTGAACAAATTGTATTACAGGCTCGTAATTTGTTTGATTAATTATTACGCAATCGTCATCTAATGAACAATACACATCTGCCTCGTTTTGCTCTAGGAGTGTTGTTTTCGCTATATAAGGTGGAATTAAACTAGAAGAATGAGTAATTGTGCATGAGCGTGTCTTATCCTTATCTTTAAGGTCTTTTAAATCCTCTTGCGTGTAATCTTGTGCTAATATTGCTACCTTCCATCCAAGGTTGTGCATTCCTTTATCAATAAAAGAATCAATAAACCTGCACATTAACTTTGGTCTACAAGAGCAAATAATTATTAATTTTTTCATGTTTGCTTGTAGATTCTCTCAGGATGCATTTTTGCAAATTCTGCGAAATCATATTTGCCATTGTATGGAATCATATACAATTCATTTGCAGGACGAGGAAGATATGGTCTACCGCTTTTCCATGTTCTAAAAGCAATATTTGGATTCATATTACGAAAGTTTTCTAGCTTAGTACCCTCAAAATCATTGTGTAATATTGATGTAATTTCAGCCTTGTACAAGCGATCCTTATCTATTGATTCGTAATACAAGATATCTAGTTTTTCAAATTTCTTGGTAAAAGCTTCTTTGTGTTTTGGGTCCTCAACCAGATTACGCAATAAATAATCTCTGTATTCCTTCCAACTTTTAAACATAAAGGGTAAATCCTTAACTGCGTACAAATCTTTTCGGTTGTAATGTTTTGATTGATTAATACCACCAAGCCTTTTGTTTAACTTTTCCCATGTATCAGCCTCTAATTCATGCATCCATGTTAATGAATGCACAGCCGTTTCGTGATGCAGATTACTAACCCTCATGTTTGGCTTAGGAACACCATACCTATAATATTGATCGTATATACCTGCGTACGCCCAATTATAGTCATGTATAGCTTTCCACACATCGCTAAAAGCCCAATCATAGATAGGATAAAAAGTAAAATGATTCAAAGGCTTTGATAAAACCTTTCCATAAGTTATGTGTTTATATGTAGCTTTATCAGTTAATGACACAAGCCTGTTGGGGCTTTCTTCACATCTTACGCCTGCTAAGTATGCTACGCTTTTGTCAGAAAAATGATGTTTTGTAAAAGCGGGAAATAAAGAATGAAATCTATCTGTGCCATAAATGTTTTCCTTAATGGCGTAATCCTCTTTTTCTCTCATCCATTCCTCACCTTCTGCCCAACACCATAACCACGGGTCTTTTGCTGATGTAGCATTAAATATTCTTATCGGTACTTGTAACCAATAAGGTTTTACTCTTGAATCGGTCATTACCTTTCTAATGTAAGAAATTGCTGATTCCCATTCTGCCTCTTGGTCTAAAAATAAAACAGGTTGTGGTAATTTCCCTTTTTTCTCTGCTATTTCTAATGCCAAATTTAGAATTACTGTTGAATCCTTACCCCCACTAAAAGATACAATAACCTGATCGAACTCTTCGTAAAGATATTCGATTCTAGCCCTAGCACCTTCTAGGACATTGTGATTTAAATAAGAGATCAAGATGAAGGTGGTCTTGGTATTTCGTTAATATTAATACTAAAATCATCCCCACATGAAGGACAAGTTATTGAGCGTAACGAACCTGCTTTAGAATTACCTTCGTAATCACCGCTTAAAGCGTTGTTTACAGCATTAACCTGATCGCCTGTAACCTGACCGCTTGCCGATACAGGCTCAAAGGATGGGTTAAAAAGGCTTTCGGCTATATTGCCTAGGTCTATTTCATCAAAGCCCGACAACTCAAGATCAGATAACTTGGGCTTCAAACTAGCTAATTGGTCATTAAGCTTAATTGTATTCCAATCTGACAACTCAGCTATTCTGTTGTCAGCTATGAGATCAGCAAATTCTTGCTCTTCGCTTTCGTAATCTTGTTCGTCAATTGGGACTTTTTCAAAGCCTGCAATTCTTGAAGCCTGTAATCTCCCGTGCCCACTTACAATATATCCCGATAATTTACTTACAACGATTGGTTTTCTCCAACCTTGATATTTTAATATTTTAGCAAGTCGACTGATTTGTTCTGGCGAATGCGTATTTGCGTTTTCGGGATGTGGTCTTAACTCATCGAGTGTTACCATCTTGCTGTATTTACAATGTATTTTCATGTTTCAATTTTTTACATCCATTTTTGTATTCTTTGATTACCTTAAATTTATTTCGCAATAAATTGTTAAATGACATTGGTGTGCAATTGGTCTCAATAGGCTTGTCTGAATATTTCGCCATTCGATATCTTAGCAATCTTCCGTAAGTTCCTTTATTTCTGTATTCTTTTCTGACAAATGCAGTTTTAAATATATATTTAGATTTTGTTTTTTTAACGCCTGCCCACCCAACCAAAACACCATTTAAAAATTCACCATACAGGGAATCAATACTTGCAAGCGTAAGCATCGATTGTTTCATTTCGTTTTCGTATTCCTTTACAATATCAAACTCAATTTCTTTAATCATTAAATTTGCACTTTATTGATTAATTTTGTTCGATCAATTGGTGAGCCCATTGTCCAATATTTGAATTTACCTGCATATAAATATGTAAAAGTTTTTTTACCAAAATTTTCTTTTGTGCCGTATTCCCTTATTAATCTTACAACATCTTCAAATTTAGATTCATCTTTCCAAGTTTGTCTCAATGTATAATGATGTGGAATATAACTCATTGTTTTAGCGTAACGCCAATATACGCCCTCTAAAACATCTTGCACCTGCTCAAGAGTCATTGCAAATACCTGCTAGTATGGCTTTTAAGTGATTGCATTGCATCCACAGTTCCTTTTCTTCGGCTGTCATTAGCCTATCATTAATGTAATGATTGCCTTCATCTATCGTCACTATTCCATTCGATTTGTCATGTAAGGATACAAAATGTAACATTCCTAAGACAACTTCTGCTGAAGGCTCGTATTTTCTCTTAATTAACCATTCGTGGCATTGATTCCAATTCTTGCCAAGAAATCTAGCAAGGTCTGCCATCTTAGCGTCTTTCCGTGCAATTACCCGTGCTGTTTTTTCGATTATGTTTGTTACGTATCTAGTCTTCATTATGCAGTTATTTATATGTGGTTATTTGTATGCGTCAATCCTAATAGTGACGACCAATCCAATCGCTAAAATCTGATTGTGCCCCTACAATGTCATTTGCTGATGCTTGTGGCTTTCTGAATAGTTTGTCTTTAATTGATTTATGAATTTTAGTAGGAGCGTTCCATCTCATATTAGAATAATGACATCCGTCATGATGCCTGTACCATTTTCCGATTCGCTGAAATTTATTCTTATATCGCTGTGTAATATATAAAGCCCTTACACGCTTGTGTGCAGGGTTTTTATCACTGATATGCTTGAGCCATCCATGTTTCTCTGTCCCTGCAATAAGGTGAGCCAATGCCCTTGTGTCGCTCATTTTGCCGTTTAGCTTCTTTATGCCATGAGTGTAACGCATCGTCGCATAAGCTTGCTCCCAATTTATCCATGTACCATTGGTCATCAATATATCAGTAGATTGATAGTCAAGCCAAGTCTCAGCCTTGATGGTGCAAGGGAATGGGTGGCAAAGTTCCTCCGATTGTCCGCCTGCTGTTGCATATCGAAAATGTATTGCAATATCCCCTGTGCTATCCTTAACGATTTTTGCAAGTGAATCAAAAGAGATTCCCTTATTAACCTCAAACATCTTTTCCCCCTTAGTTACAATCCCTATTCCGTGGGGGTTTGATTCTTCGCATTTTTTTAATGTTGAGATGCTAGGTCTTTTATTCTTTGGGCAATGTATAATAACGCACATTTTAAATCCTCCTTTAAATTAGTTGTATCTATCTGTATTGCTCAAGGTCAACTCTTCCATTTGTTGCCCATCGGTTTGCTGTCATAACAAATTTCTCAGCCATTAAACGCCCAACTTTAAACATCTTTCTTTTGTAAGTATTGAAGATTGGAAATTGGGTAAGATGGTCAGCATTGCTCATGTATTTAGCAAGTGAATCAAAAGCCTTGTAACCTTTGTCGGCTGTTTGATTCCGACCTTCCCAAGATGAACGCTTAATGACCATTGCTGTGTGTGCAATTGTTAAACATGTGGAAAGATGGTTAAGAACCTTAAGGTAGTTAGTGGTTCCTGCAAATGCTCGGAACTCAACAGTAGCTTTTCTGCCATTGAATCCATTATCAATATTGCGTGTATTAATAAAGAAGTATTTGCATCCAAAGCATGGAACTAATTTATCCTTTGCTCTTTCTTCTGCTGATGACCTTAAATGTGCTGTCCTAGCCTTTGCCCAACCTCCTTCAAAATATCTGCGTGCTGATCCTGATTGTGCAAATATTGCTGTCTTTGCTGAATTAGCAGATTTGAGTACCTTAAGGATGGTTTCAATTGATCCATCAATGTCTTGACCCTTAACCATTTCCTTAACTCCTAAATGTATATGCAAACCGCAAGAAGCGTCAACGCTCGCTCCGTTATGATTTAACCATTTAAAAAAACGAACAACACTTTCAAAACCTTTGTTACCTTTGAGAATTTTGCTTTTAAATTCAATTCCTGTTTGATTTGCTTCCGTGCATCTAATGGTAGAGTCATATCCTGCTAACCAATCAGTAAGCATTTCGCCGTCTTCGGCTTGGATGTGGTTCATCGAATGAGGTCTGCTCCAATTGGAACTGTTTGCCATAATTCCGAGGCTTCTTGCTGTGTCCCGTGGGAATCTGCATTCGATTTCAATTCCAAAGGTCATTTTTGCGATTGCTTGTTTTGCTTGTTGTGAGTTCATAATTTTTTGAGTTGTTGAGAATTAAGTAATTAAATTATGAATACCATAGTATGCAGGCATTCGCATAAGTCAAGATCATATCAACTTTTTCTGTAAATATTTCTTCGCCACGAATCCCTTTATCTATCAGGCATTCAGCCCGATTAACCAAATGTCATAAAAAGAAAATTTAAATTGCCTGCAATTTATTTTGCAAATCAATTACTTCTTTCTGGTGCTCGATTAATTGATCTCTTAGCCTTTCCGCAAGTTGCCTGAGTAACTCACTCTTAGGCTTTCCGTTAGCGTAACACATTTTGATTGCTAATTCGTAAAGCTTAATTTGCTCCTGTAAAACATTAATTATTTTATCCTCAGTCATTATTGGTTCTTTCATCTTCATCCTCCTTACAATCTTTGTGCTCATGTTCATCTTGCTTGTCGTAAAACTGTTTGCAGGTGTCGCAATATCTTTCGTCAGTATCATAAGTAGCCCAACCCAAAAATGTATTCATTTGCTATTTTCCAATCTACTAATTTGTAAATCAAGTTCGTCTATTCTCTTGTTCCAATGCTCGTAAT